CTGCCCCCACCCGACCGACCCGAACCCCCATCGCCGATCGCCCGCGCCGACGTCCACGCCAACGCTCACGCCACGCCCGCTCCGGCCGCGGGCACCTGGCATCCGTGTCCGCTCTCCCGTCCCGCTGTTGTGTGCATCCTATGAATTTCCTCCACGCTCACCCGACCCGTCCTATACTGGAACCGTCAAGAGGGCAACGAGTGAAAGGAATTGGAATCTAATGGATAAATATGTCTACACCGGAATGAACCACGCGCAGGTGTCCAACCGCGTTTCTTACCGTCACGATATCCGCGATGTGCCGAGCTGGGCCGAGCATCACGTGAACGAGTACCGTTTGGATCAGCGTATCGCGCTGATCTGGTTTATCTTCCATGAGAATTATTCCCTCCGCGAGGCATGTTCCCTGATCGACTCTGGCTGGTGCGATCGCAAAGGCATCGACTGGCCGCGGCTGGATCGTTTCGCTCTCGACGACTCCAAGACGTTCATCAACGGTAGGCGTTTCCTCTAATGGCCCGCGATCCTGAAACACGTCGGCGATCTCGCGAAGCCCAAAATCTGCGCCGTAAGTTGCAGCGACGCGCTAAACGCCTGCAGGCACAGGCGAAGCTCGAGAAAGACGAGGGCATTAAACAGGTTTACAGGCGCGAGGCTAAAAACATCAACGAGGCCGTCAGGCGATCGGCTTTCAAACGCGGCGAAAGCGGCACCCAGAAAGCCAATAAGTTCCAGCGCCTCCTCGATCTAAACGAAGCCCCTACGCGACAGCGTAACCGCAACCTTTTCATTCAAAGCGAAATGCGCCGAGCAATGGACAAGCAGCAGACGATTTTCGGCGATCCCGTCGAAGGTCGTATCAAAGTTAAATCGTTCTTCATGATCTACCAGCGCGATTGGCAGTCGAGCGAAAGCCCGAACCGTTACGAGTCGATCTTGGCTGCGCATTCCGGTTTGGATCTCTGGGACCTATATTCTCGAGCGCTCGACGCGGATATGAAAAAAGGTGGCGTAACGTTTCAGATGTTCGTCGCTGACTATCTGGGCATCCAATATGACGAAGTAGATACCACTTCCCCCGCGTGGAACCACATGCTCAACGAAACTTTTGACGGTCTGGATTCCCCGACGCAGAAAGCTATCGCAGTGGCGTATGCTGCGCTACACTAATCAACCACTCAGAAAGGAGCGCGGCGAAAATAGCAAAGAAAAAACGTCCGTTCAAGATCGCAGCGGTCTACGATACCGAGACCACGACGGTAGGCGTGGAAGACGCCCAGCAGGCGTTCGCCTACGCCTACATCTGGAACCGGATCGCCGACATCAACCTTTACCAATACGAGCCCGAGCGTGATGACGATATTACGATTCTCCGCTCGGAGCTCGATTCAATGGGCGTTATCGCGCAGATCATCGACGAAGCCGAGTGCGGCGGGGATTATATCCCCATAGTCGCGGCCTACAATCTGATGTTTGACCTGCAAACGCTTCAGGCTGATCTCTGCGCTGCGTACGATTGCAAGGTGACAGCTCAGACTGCAACGCACGTCTACTGCTTCGATCTTTACAAAAACGATCGTCTGGCATTGCGTTTCTGGGATACGTTTTTCCTCGACATGTCGGGTCTTAAATCTATGGGCTCGACGGCAGGTCTTCCCAAGGCCGTCGGCGATCTGGATTATTCGCTGGTGCGAACGCCGGAAACCCCGCTCACAGATCGCGAGATGTTCTATATGCGTCGAGACGTGCAGGTTATACCCGCGTATTTCCGTTTTCTGCTCCACTCGTACGAGTGGTTGACTCCTGATATGCTGGGCGTGCGCGTGATGACTAAAACTTCACTCGTGCGCCAGATGGCCGTCCATGAGGTCTACGACCTCAAGCCCAAACGCACGTCGCTGGGCGTGATGTTTGAACAACTTTGCCTCCGGGAGCTTCCGCCTGATTTCCAGACGATGTCGCTCCGCACGGCAGCCTTACGCGGTGGCCTGACGTTCACAGCCGCGCGCACGGCGATGCAGATTATGCACCGCGTTTGTTCCTTAGATGTTACATCTATGCACCACATGTACATCAACGGCCGCAGAATTCCGCATAAATTCCGCAAGGCCGACAATATGGAGTTTTTCCAGATGGTCGCCGAGAATGTTGCGAACACCCCGCTCGATCGAGTTCTCAAATACTATTGGCAGCCGTTCGATTTTGCGCTCCATGGCGTGTTCATCTTCAAAAATCTGCGCCTGAAGGCAGGGTCCGCGTTTGAGTTCTACGGAATCGCGACGCTGGCGGAGGGCAAGTTCACAGACAAGCGCCTCACTGACGACGACGATCCGGCCGAGGTCAACGCAGCCGTCGAGGACGCAGCGCGTGCGGCCGGGTGGATGGACGCAGCCACCGGCGCTGAGTTCGCGTTCGGCAAACTGTACAAGGCCCGCGAGGCCCGTCTGTGTCTGTCCGAGGTCGAGCTGTGGAACGTCGCGCAGGTCTACGATTTCGATAGCTTCGAGGCGATCGCCGGCGAGTTCACCGCATGCTCGATGACACCGCCCGATTACGTTTCCCTGCAATCGAATATCCTGTTCGAGCAGAAATCGCACGTCAAGAAGCTAACGAAGACGTACAACCCCGGCGAGCCCTATACGGATCAGATCCCCGGCGACATTCCAGAGTCAATCGCCGATCAGCTCCGCGCAGGTACGATGACAGAAGGAGCTATCAACGCTTACTATAGCGTCGCAACGAAAGGCGCCTTCAATGGTATCTACGGCACTCAGGCGATGCAGCTGTGGCGCCCCGATTTCATGGTTGACGAGGCCGGCGAGATCCGCCTGGACTCCGCCACGAAGCCGACTGAAGATAACTTCGACGACCTTGCACCCGAGCGCCCGCGCGTACTCTACACCTACGGGCTCCGCATCGTCGCAGGTTCGCGCCAGCATCTGGTTATCGCGATCCGCCTGATCTTCGAGCGTTTCGGTTCCGCCGCGATGATCATGGGTGGTGATACTGACTCAATGAAGATCGCGCTAGCGGAGCCGTATGAGTATACAGATTTGCTCGATGCGCTCAAACCGCTCCACGACGCCTGCACTGCCGCGCTCGATCGAGTCCAGGGGCATAACCGGAAATACTTCCCGAATCTCGCAAGCCCGCTCACCGATATCGGTATCTTCGATATCGAGCCCGCGGACAAGAATACCGGTCAAATCTACTACACCGATCATGTCGAGCTGTGGAACAAAGCGCGCGTCTCGTTTGTCAACGGGCACAGCCACGTAACGCTGGCAGGTATCTCGCGCCCCGAGCGCCCCGAGGGCTGGGAAGGCTGCTATCACATCGAAGACGTTTTGGACTGGTTGTTAATGAAGGGCTACAGCCCCGGCGAGGCCGTAAACCTCACGCTCGGATACAATGCGTCGCTCGCACCGTCCGTCGCGCACACGCTCATGCGCGACAAGCCGAAAACGGGCGACCTGTTCGATCAAGACGTGACCGATTACCTGGGTCGAACCGTGCATGTCAAGTGTCACCGCGCGCAGGCGCTGTGGCCGATCTGGAAGACGATCGGCGATACGGTCAAATTCAGCAACGCGGCGACCGTGCGCTTCCTCGAGAAGCATTACCGCCGCAAGATCGACGATCGAGATAAGTACATCGCGATCAAGGCCGACACCCACACTCCGCGAATCGAGGTGGGCAACGCGTCCCCTGTTATAATCGAGTGAAACCACTTGATTAAACAGGAGGGCGCATGTCCGCAAAATTTCCACATCTAAGCGACTCCGAGAAATTCCCCGGAATTAAAAACGTCGATCCGTACGCCATCAAACAGGCGTTCGACTATACCCGCTGGGAGCCCGGAACCAAGCTGAAGCTCTGCAATGTCAACTGGTGCGGCGATTATGAAAACGTCGTGAAGTTCGAGGACGACGCGGCGCGCGATGCCTATTTCGATTCACTCAAGACGCCGATACATGTACTCGAATCGGGCATGCGTGTGCTACCCAAACAGTCGATCAAGCTACCGGTGCCGTTCGATGAACTCGTAAACTACAACTACCTGATGGTTGAGTTTGCCCCGGCGCCGGTCCCGTTCGCGGACGAGCATGCCCGCCGTTTCTTCTATTTTGTTCATGATGTCGAGTTCACCGCGGCGAACACCACGAGCGCGACCGTCGAGCTAGACGTCTGGACGACCTACATCAACAGAATCGATATCAACTACATGATGCTGGCCCGCGGGCATGCGCCCGTGGCCGCGTCGAATGTCGACGAGTATCTGGCTAACCCGATCGCCAACAACCGCTACCTGCTCGCGAGTGATGTAGCGTTCGGCGAGCCCGCAGCCGTTCAATCGTCCGAGTTCATCCCGTTCGGATCCGGAACAAAATACTTGTTGATCGCCACGACGATGCCCCGCGACGCGTTCGCGGCGCTCGGTTCCGTCGATGCGATCGCCCCGAGCAACCCCGCCTTCTACAGCACCGGCGACCGCGCCGGCGCCGATGCCGGCATAAACGGCGCGCGGATCGCCGCGGGCGGTGTCGACTATTCAGGCCTGAACCTCGAAACGGATCCGACAGCATCCAATTCAAACGCCACGCCAAACGGGGTATCGGTGTTCGCCGTCGCCGGTCGCGATTTCGCCGAGTTCATGACCGCAGCGGTGGAGCAGGCCCCACAGATCATCGAGACGATCCAGGCCGTGTTCATGGTCGACGAGTCCATGCTCGTCAAGGGAAACCACTTCAAGGCCCTCGCGAAGGGCTCGATGACGTGGCGACAGCTGGCCGCAACCGGCAAGACCTGGGCAGACCTCGCGAACTCAGGCCACGGTTACGCGGATCTCGACCGTTTCGCATTCCTCTATTTCGGAACCGGCCAGAACGGTTTCGACTGCTGGGAAGTGCAACCGAACAACGAGGCCATCAAGCAGCTCCATTTCACGAAAGAGGATTTCAACTACCCCGCCGAATACGCGGAGCTCGCGAAGCTCTATACCTATCCCTACGCCGCGATCGAGGTATCCGATTCAGCCGGCAACGCGTCGATCATCAAGATCGAGGACACCGGCACCCTCGAGATACAGAAGCGCGTCTCCCTAGCGTATCCGTTCATACGTTTCGAGGCTTTCCTGGCAGGCGTGGGCGGTGGCGAGCCGAATGAGTTCACCTGGAAGGATCTCAGCGATCGCGAGTTCCGCGAGTCGCTGCCCGGTTCCGATTTCCGCGATTTCAATTTCGGCTTCGATATTCCGACGTTCGCGGTCTACCAGCGCGGTTACGATCGTTTCAGGCTCCATAACTACAACTCCAACAACGTTAAGGCCCTCACCGAGAAGGAGACGACCTACACGAACGACGTCCGATCCGCCAATACCGCATACCAAAATGAGCTCGCGGCGATCTCGAAGGCATATATCAATGCCGACGCGTCGGTCGCGAATTCGAAGAACAACGCGAACCGCTCCGCTCTCGCGGCGCTCCAGAATGCGCAGGCGTCGAACGCGACCGGTCAGACAAACGCCAACGCGTCGAACGCGACTGCGTTCACGAACGCGCAGAGATCTGCGGACGCCGGGAAGTCGAACACAAACGACACTAACGCAACTACTTTCGCGAACACCGTGAAATCAGCCGACGCCGATCTGCGCAACACCGAGGATTCAAACCAGACGACCGTCGACGTGACGAAGCTCAGGAACACGCTTCGAACGACGCAGGTCATTGCGCAGAATTCGCTAAACGATGCCGTGACCGCCAAAAACAATAAGGCCTCGAGCGATGTGACCGCCAACTCGGTTGCACTCACGCAGGATATAACCGGGATCGACAACGAGGTGCTGGATTCGCAAATCTGGGGAACCCTGCCGACTGACGCCTTCCAGGCCGTTTCCGCGTCCGGTTCGCCGATCTTCGCTGGGCTCAGCGCTGCCGTTACGGGCGTCGCCGTCGAGCAAATCCCAATGAGGATCGCCGGTGCCGCTATTTCCGGCATGCAGTCCACACCCCAAAACATCCTAGGTTTCGGTAACAACACTGCCGCGAACACGATCATGAAGAGCGTCAACACCCGCAAAATGAAGAAGAACAACGACGCCTCCACGGCCGCGACAGATATTTCCAACATCCTGCGACGTGAAGTAAACAATCTGCAGACAGACAACGCGGTCACGATGGCGAACACGCAGAATGCAAATGACTCCGGCGTCACGCGCAAGAATACCAGCACTTCGAATGCCAACGCTCAACGTTCCCGTGACACCTCAGTTGCCAACGCCGGCACGACGCGCGACACCTCGAATGCCAACGCTCAACGTTCCCGTGACACCTCAGTTGCCAACGCCGGCACGACGCGCGACACCTCGAACGCAAATGCGCAACGCTCCCGCACGACCGGCGACGCGAACGCGCAGCGCACCTACAACGCGGCGATCGCCAACGCCGACGCCGACGCGTCGCTCACGCGCTCGAACGCCCAGCGCGACCGTGACACCGCCCGCGCCAACGCGGGCTATTCGCGCGATCAGGCCGTCGAGAACGCTCAGCGCACGCTCACTGCTGGGCTCGAGATGATCCGGCAGGATTACCTCGATCGCCGCCTCGATCCTCCGATTAAGGTAGGTGAGTATGCCGGCGACCCGTTGCCCGACGAATTCAAATGGCGCGGCGTCCAGGTGAAGGTTAAGACCCAGAAGCCCGGCGAGATCGTCCCGGCCGCGGATCAGATGCTCCGCTATGGCTACACGCTGGGACAGCTGTGGAATTTCGCCGGTTTCAACCTGATGCAGCACTTCACGTATTGGCAATGTGAGGATCTGTGGCTAACCGGTGGCGCGGGCGTGATCGAGTCGGCACAGGAGCAGATAAAACGTATTCTCCGCGCGGGTGTTACAATCTGGTCAGATCCCGACGAGATCGGGCACGTTTCGATTTATGACAATTTTTTGGAGGCGCATGCTTAAATTTATCGACATCTCAAACTGGCAGGCGGGGTTTAACCCCGCCACCACCCCCGTCGACGGCGTGATCTGCAAGGCCACCGAGGGCCTTAAATACGTGGACCCGCACTGCGACGGGTTCATCCAGAAGGCCGACGGTGCCGGGAAGCTCTGGGGCTTCTACCATTTCGCCGGCACCGGCGACCCGCTCGCGGAGGCCGCATTCTTCTACCGCAACACCATGAACTACAGCGGGAAGGGCATCCCGGTCCTCGACTGGGAGGGACAGCAGTCCGTCAATTGGGTAAATCAGTTTGTAAATCAGTACCACAATCTTACGAAGGTCTGGCCTTGGATCTACGCGAACCCCTGGCGCTTCAACCAGGGCGGCGTCGAACCCAACTGCGCGCGCTGGGTGGCGAGCTACCCGCCGGTGACGACCCCGACGCACGACACCGCGTCCGGCTGGAAGTGCCCCGCAGCCGACGGGAACGTCGTCGCGTGGCAGTTCGCGAGCGATTGCCCGGTTTCCGGATGGAAGCTCGACGGGGATCTCTTCTACGGTGACGCGGCCGCATGGAACGCGTACGCTCGCGGCGGGCGCTCGATCGTCGATGACGTCGCGGCGAACGTCTCGACGTTCGAGAACGAGTCCGTCAAGGTGACGGTGGAGGTGAAGCAATGAGTAAATCGAAGCGCAAGCACTACGAGAAGATGCCCGGCTCGGACGTCTATTTCCAGAGCGCCGCGTTCAATATTCGCGTGTACGAGATGTACCGGCAATGGCTAATCTCCCTAGCGCTAAACCGTTTCAAGTGGCTTAACCTGCCGGCTTCGTGCGACGAGCGCTATCTTGAGTGGTGCCTGTTCTTCAACGGAATGGCGACGCTCGCGCACCCGCACGGTGCGGAGGACCTTGTATATTCAATGCAGTTGGTATACCAGGGCGCGCCGAACGTCTACGACAAGCCAACAAAATGGGATGCCCTCGGAAACAACGGTTTTCGTTTCACGTGCGACGACACGAACGCGGTGCCGGTGTTCGATAACCGTATGCGTCTGCCGATAGCCGGCCATCTCGACATGTACGCCCGGCGCCTCACGACGATCGACCGAACTCTCGACATCAACATGCTGCAGCAGCGCACTCCATACGTGATCACGGGTCCCAACGAGAAGAAGGCCGACGTCGCGAACGTACTCAAGCAGATCGCGGGCGGCGAGCCTGCGATCGTCGGCCTGTCGAGCCTGACCGAGCATATCAAAATCGAGGCCGTCAATACCGGCGTTCCCTGCCTGGCCGGCGAGATCGACGCGGCGAAGCGTTCGCTCTGGGATGACATCTACCGGTTCCTGGGAATCCCTTCGGTCGAGAACAAGACCGAGCGCATGATCACGGGCGAGGTCAAGAGCCAGAACGCGAGCTCCGAGATCATGAGCCTCGATCCGCTCAACTGTCGACGCGAGGCCGCCGACGCGTGGAACCGCCTCAATTATTCGACCGCGGCGCGCGCGGACCGCAAGCCGATCGAGGTAGTTTGGGCACAGGACTACCGCTCCGACAACTTCGAGGCGGAGAACAACAAACTGACTAACATGGAGGAGGGTGCCGATGATGGAACCGTTTAAATTCACCGCGGACGAGTTGCCGCACGATTACCACGCGGCCACGTCTCTGACGTGGGCTGAGCTCGAGGACGCGGGATTCATCGACTGGGAGGATCCCGCGTGGGAATGGGACTGGTACGACGAGGAGCAGCGCGATCGCCTGCAAAAGAAGATCGCCGCGCGCTTCGAGTTCCGCGAGATCGGTATCCTACCGCCCGCTGTCTGGCGCCGCCAGTTCATCCGGAAGCTGAATGAGATCATGCCTAAATATGACAAGCTTTACGAAAAGCTGTCCGGTGAGTTCGAGATCTTCCAGACGGGCGACGACTACGGCAAGCGTCGCCACGTGTTCTCAGACTTCCCCGCGACGCTGCTCAACGGCGAGTCCGAGGACTACGCGAGCAATGCCACGGACGAGGAGCACGAGGACATCCGCCTCGGCGACAACCTCGATAAGTATGTGGATTTTGCGGAGCGTTATAATGATGTCGACGTGATGATTTTGGACGAGCTGGAGGTTCTGTTCTCCGATCTCTTCGCCGTCAACTTCAACGGTTTCTAATTTGGAGGTTCGATGTTTCCACTAGTGCCATATGCGGCTTTCACGAAATTCACGCCGAGCATCCCGGCGTTTTATCAGAACGCCTACAGCTCCGAGGAGGTTCTGAAAAAGATCCTCTTCGAGCTGTGCAAGCTCGCGGATTACGCGAACGAGCTATCGAAAGCTCTGAACGAGCTCGACGAAACGGACGATCAGCTCGCGCTACGCATTCGAGAGCTCCAGCGCCGCATCGACGCGATCGCCGCGATGCTCGACGGCCTCAAGGTCGGCGGGCGCTCCAGGAACCCCGTTTCCGGCGGTTTCGATTACATGTACACGATCTTCAAGCAGATGTATGACACCCTGCGCGTCCATGCGATGACTTGGCGACAGCTCGCGAACACCGGCCACACGTGGCAGGAGCTCGCGGACGACGGCAAGACATACATCGAAGTCGACATGATCTCAAACGACATCTGGGGCGACGGCAGCGAGCAAATCAAGTACACTAATCCCGAGAGGATCGATAAACGAACTCCCGGCTACATTGAGGTGATTTAACTTGGGAACTACCTATTTCGGCCTGCCTCAGGTCGACCCGGACAGCACGCTGAGCTTTCCGGACGCGGTCAACGGTTTGGCAACGGCCACGGACGCCGCACTGCATGGCATCCAGAAGGGTTTCGAGGGCGACGAGTACGAGCCCCCGATCGCGTCGCGTGATACCCTGGGCGTCGTCCGCGTGGGCCACGGCTTCAAGGTCCACTCCGACGGCCTGCTCACGCGATCGGCGGAGCCTTTCAAGCTCAAGCCAGCGACCGACAAGGCGCTCGGCGGAATCGTCGCCGGCCGAAACGTGACCGCGGACGATGCGGGCCGTATCGGTATCGGATCCGGCGCTTTCTCCGGCACCGAGCAGATCAAGACCGCGGACTTCGCGGCGGGCGCCGTCACCACGTCCAAGCTCGCAACCCCCGCCATCGAGGAGGGTAACGTCGACGCAACCTTGGTAAACAAGCTCAAGCTGCCCGCGCAGATGTGGAACACTTCGCAGATTACGAAGTTCTGCGAAGAAGTAACGCCTTATAATGCACGTGGTGTGACCTTCACGTTTCACCGAATGAGTGACAAAGTTGGCTATGTGGTAGCAAGATCTTTCGGCCCTTTCACGTCATTAACCGATGAGGGAGTCGGAAAAACTTCAAAAATGATGATCCTCGTCGAAAACACCACAAGCGAAATGACGCCCGGTTTTCTCGGTGCAGGTAAAGCAACAGTTCAACTAAAATACTTGAGCAGAGTGAGCGGTGGAACATTTGATCAAGTTGTCGGCTATCGCACTTATATTCTTGATTTTGCAAACGCGACAATCACACAGCCCGCGGATAACCTCAAACTTTACGATAATGATATGCAAATAGCCCGCGTCGGCGGCATCGCCGCCGTAGTCAACAATTTTGCGATTGTATTGGAGTAAAACATGGGAACACCGAATTACAACTTCCCGGAAATCGACCCGGCCGCGCGTTTCGACGGCGCGAACGACATCAACAAACTTGCCGACGCGATCGATACGCAGATGAAGCAGGTCGAGATCCTGGGACGAGATGCTCAATTCGAGCTCGAGCCCGCCACACCGAACAAACTGGGCGGCGTCCGTATCGGAGCCAACGTCAACGTCGCCGCCGACGGAACGATCTCGACGGACGCGGATACCTACGTCCTCCCTCCCGCGTCTAATACCACCCTGGGCGGCGTGATCGTCCCCACCGATTCCGGATTCCGCCTCGAGCCCGACGGGACACTCTCGATCGATGATGCAAGTATCACGCTCCCAGTCAATTCCGTGGGTACCGCTCAGATCGCCGATGGCGCGGTCACGACCGTAAAGATTGCAGCCGAGGCAATTACCTATGAGAAGCTGACCGCGTCGATGAAGAGCACCGTCGATAATGCAGACGCTTATGTAAACGGTAAAGCCACGCCGATCACGCTCACCGACTTCACTGCGCCCGGCAGCGCCGACAACGCAGAAGGCCGACGATGGGGAAACGTGATCTTCATTGATTTCACGGGTTTCAAGTTCACCTCCGACGGATCGAGCTCCGTCATTCAGATTTGCAAGGCCCCGGCATCCGCAGCCCCGCGAGGCGAGTTCGCTGGTATGGGTACTAACCCCCTGCAATTTAACTTGAACAACGCGCGCGCCGGCACCTGTTATGTCGACGCGTACCAAAACACCCTGAGCGATATTACATTCCGCCTGCAGTTCAACGGCGCGCCTGCAGCAGGCACGTACACGCTCGACGGCACCGCCGCGCTGGTTTGGGCGTGATCGCATGAACTTCGAGCATTTCGCAACCCCGTTCATCGTCATGTGCGCATTTATCGCGCTCGATGTGATCAGCGGCCTGATTGCCGCGTTCGCCACCAAGAGCGTCAACAGCTCCAAGATGCGCGACGGCATAACCCACAAGCTAGCGTTCTTCGTTGCGTTCGCGCTCGCCGCGGCCCTCGAGATCGCCAGCACGTTCATGGAGCTCGGTATCCAGGTGCCAGCCGTCGGGGCGATCGTCGTCTATATCGTGACTACCGAGGTCGTCTCGATCCTCGAGAACATCTGCAAGATCAACCCCGAGCTCCGCGAAAAAGGTTTTTTGGCGCTGTTCGGCAAATCCCCCGAGTAATGTGCTATAGTTAGGTAACACCCTTTCGAACTGGGCCCCGGCGTCTTCTCCTTTCTGCGCTGGGGCCCTTTTTTTTTTTTCTTTGGAGAGATTATGGAGAAACCAAGGTTCATAAAATGGGCCGACGTTTTGAGTTACGACGCGCCCTTCAATCTGATCATCGCCAAGCGTGAGCTGGGAAAGACTTTCGGCCTCCGCGAGCAGATGCTTCGCGACTGGTTCGCGAACGGCGAGAGTCATATCGCGATCGTCCGCTATAAAGACGACATAAACGTCGTGGCGAATGACTATTTCGGGCAGATCGCCGCGGAGACGCAGGACCAAAACCTTAAAGCTAAACTTGAGGGTTACGAATTCCAGACGTGCGGCAACCTGATCAAGATTCGAAAGAAGTCCGAGGGCAAGAAGAAAAACAAATGGGCCGACATCGTGAGGATCATCCCGCTTTCAAAGGCGACACGTTACAAGCAGGCCTCGATGCACAATCTTCGACGCGTCGTGTTCGACGAGGCACTGATCGACAAGTCAATCGACACCTATACGCGATACCTCCCGAACGAGTACGCTCTATTTCAGAACCTGATCGGCACCCTGCAGCGCTACAGCGAAAAGGACGGCACCGGTCGCCCGCGTTTGCGTGTCTATCTGATGGGCAACGCCGTTGATCTGATTAACCCTTATTTCGCCAAGCTGGGCATCACAGAGCCCCCGGAGTTCGGCGGACGGTGGTTCGCGGGCAAGTCCTGGTATTTCTACTACCCCGATCCTCGAGACTTCGCGGTTAAGGCCGACAGCGCGCAAATGGCCGAACGTCTGGGCGCACGCGCCGGCGACTATGAAAACGAGTTCGAGTCCGACGCGGGTAAATTCATCGCGAAGAAACCGAGCAGCGCACGCTTCTCGTTCGGGGTTGTGTACCGCGGCGAGCGTTTCGGCGTCTGGGGCGACCTGCGCGAAGGGCTGTATTACATCAACACGAAGATCCCTAACGATCCGAACGCGGTCGTTTACGCGCTTTCGACAAGCGACTCGAAGCCTAACTACATCGTCGCAAAACGCGCCAACAAGACGCTGCAGAACCTCGCGGATCTGTACTGCTACGGTATCTTGAGATATGACACGCCCGCGACGCGCGAGCACTTCAATGACGTGCTAGCGCTCTTTGGGGTATACTAGGTTTATATGGCATGTGCAAACGTTGCGAGCACCGCGAGTCGGAACGACAGCCTTTGAGTAGGAGCCGAACGCGGGTGGTATGTCAACCTTTTCGCAAAATTTACACGAATGCTGTATACTTGGGCTAGGGTTTTTACCCTGGCCCTTTTTTTCATTTGATAGGAGGAAAAAAATTGGACGAAGAGAACGAAGACCTAACACCCGAGGGGACCGAGGAGATCGACGAGAACCCCGAGGAGACCCCCGGCGAGGCTCACCGTGAGGGTGAGTTCGAGGATCTGCGCGACCGCATCGAGGGTATTGCCAAGATGATCGAGCAGATGAATAAAAACATCGCAATGTTTATCAGTTCCGCCGGCGGATCCGCCGACGTGGACGACGAGCCGCCAGCGGACGTGGATCTCTACGAGATTCCCGGCGTTGACGAGTTCGACCTGTCGATCTAAGGAGTTTTATGGCAACTGACAATTCTACAATTCTGGGACGATTCATGCTCAGCGGCACGACCGACGTGCAGCAGCGTCTCGGCTTCCCTGACTCCAAGGGCACGGCGACCGTTGAGAAGCTGTTCGATCCTATGAACGGCGATATCTATAACGATTTCGCGAAGTTTATGATTCAGCGCATCGGCTTCAGTTTCATTCATCAGCAGCATTGGAATAACCCCCTGAAAGAGTTTTTCAAGCAGAAGCTCTACTACGGAAATTCTGTTTCAGAGACGATGCTGGGGTGGATCAAGGGCCACAGCTTCGACATGGACGCCGAAGATCAGTTCAAGACCTATTATCCCGACGGTCTGCAGGCCTTCCACTCGATCAACCACGAATTCACCTACCCCATCACCGTGACGCGTCAGCAGATGCGCCGAGCATGCGCCGAGGAGTACGGCCTCAATCAGCTGATCACGCAGGTCATGGCCCAGCCTATGAACGCCGACGAATATGACATCTATGGCGAGATGCTCGAGCTGTTCCCGCGCATGGATCATCATTACGGTTTGCCGCGCCACAAGCTCAGCACCGCGCCGACCACCAAGGCCGGATGCGATGAAATGCTCCAGGCGCTTCAGCAGTTCAGCTACGACTTTACGGTGCCTAGCGCGGAGTACACTCTCTCGGAGATCCCCGTCTTCGCGAACCCCGAGGAGTTGGTTCTGTTTATCCGATCTAGCGCGATGGCTGCCACCAACGTCCAGAGCCTCGCGGCCGCGTACAACCTCGAGAAGGTCGATATCCAGTACCGCCTCAAGGTTATTCCCGACAAGAAATGGCCGCTTAACGATGACGATTACGCGATCCTGACGACTACGGACTTCTTCCAGTGCTATCAGCAGGAGTACACCACAACCAGCCAGTTCAACCCCTCCAACCTCGCAACGAACTATTGGCTTTTCGATGTCTGCACGATTTCCGCGAGCCCGTTCGTCCCGATCGTCGTATTCTCGCTGTCCGAGTCCGAGAAGATCCCGACGGTGACCATGACCCCGCAGACGCTCAACCTGTCGATCAAAGACGCCCATGTGGAGCTCGGTGGCACTATCAAGATCACCCCGACGCTCACCGGTACGATCTCCCCGAATGAGTATCACGGACCTGTCGAAGTGGCCCCGGATTCCGTCACGTACGAGATCAGCGCTATTCGCCCCGCCAGCGATTCGGGCGGTACCGCAAAGGCGCTCCCGCTGAATACCCGTACCTACGTCGACCGAGAGAACGTGCTCCACGTTCAGAAGTCCGGCCTGGATAACGGCGACGAAATCCACCTGACCGCGACCAGCACCTACCTCAACCCCGAGGGTGCTACGACCCCGATCACGGCCTCCGCGAAGGTCACGATTCAAAACACCTAGCCCTAGGCGATCTGCATGAAAAACCCCGACGGTCTCGCGATCGCCGGGGTTTTGTTTATTTGTTGTGCTGTGCGCGGTTTATGAGTTTCCGCGCCGCTTTCGCTGAAATGTTCTCGAATACAGTATCAGCGCTAGGCTTCACAAAGTTAGCACATTAAACGAACTGAACGTCGTAGAAGGTGATGGTGCGCCCGTCGTCGAACGTCGCGGTGTTCGCGACGAACTTCACCGGGTTATCGGAGAGCTCAGCGCGGACACCTGCAGAGTCGACGTCGGTGAGCATCTTCGTGATGCGCTTACCCGCGTAATAATAATGCTGCGAATCCTCGAGGACATGAAAGACGGCGTAGGGGCCGTAGTTGTTGGAGCGGAGCCGAAAAGTACCGTCGATATGAAAGATCTGCCCGTTGCAGAGATCGGCAAGATTGCCCTTCGTGCGGCGATGATCGTTGACGGAATCCGGCTCGCTGTTGGTGTTGTTGAGATTATTGAAATCGAACATTGTAATGCCTTTCGTTTTTTTTTTTTTTTTTGTTTGTTTTCTGTCGGTTCGGTTCGGATCGGTGTTCTACATTTTATCCAGCTCCTCGATGATCTGCTCATAATATCCATGAAGCGCGGCGGAGGAATTTGAATCGTGCTTGGCGATCTGATCCTCGACCTTGGTAAAGCGGGCGAACATCGTGGTCTCGAGCGCGTTGATCTTGGCTTCAACCAGCGATGCACAGAACACAAACGTAATAACAATCACGATGCAGGCAAGGATGGATTCGACAAACGGGGTGCGCATTTTTAGTTTCTCCTTTACTGCTTGAGGACGACGCGGAGGAATTCACCGGACTCGTCCGTGATGTAAACACCGTCGACATAATCTTCGAACAGCTCGACGAGCGCAATCGCCTTATAATCATCGCCCTCGTAAACCGCGAAATGGTCGACCTCGAAACGCTCGCCGATCTTCCGGATCTCTTTGCTTTCGGAGGCTTTACAGAGCTGAGCAAGCTTGGCGGGTGTGGTGAGATCGTCGTCATTCAAAATCTCCCAACTACTGCTACGCGAAATGTTCAAGGCCGCAAGCAGATAAAACAAATTATCGGTTACCATATAACTCCTTTTCCTCGCGCCTTTGATGTTTTCTAATATACCCAGCGGGTCGGTCATTGTGATCGGCTCCGCGGGATTCACGAAATGCTCACAAACTAGAGTGCTGCAAGATGCTTGCGGGTGTGGAGCAGCCCGGCGATCGTCGAGGTGAGCGCAGTGTTGAGCGCATAGTCGGGAAGATTTGAAGTCTCGCAATAGGACAGCGAGAGGACATCCATCTCGACGGTCTCGATATAGTTCGCCAGCTCCTCGGGCGTGGCGAGATCTTCGCAATCGCGGGAGCGACGCAGGAGCTCGAGGCCGTCGTCGATGTACTCCTGGATCTTCTTGAGCTGGTTGATCTTGTAGGCCTGGGCAAAGCTGTTCATTCCAATTCCTTTCACTCGTTGCCCTCTTGACGGTTCCAGTATAGGACGGGTCGGGTGAGCGTGGAGGAAATTCAT